GTTCCACGCATAGCCACGCTTGTCACGATCTTCAAATGCTTCTGTCAGTCCCACTTGATTCTTGGTGCCTTTTACACGCACACCTGGATAGGCCGAGAACACATTGTCACCAGGATCACCACGCATGCACTTCAAGAACAGTACCCAGTTCTGGTAATCCACAGGCGGCACAAAGTTGGCATCGGCTTTGCCAACCTTGATCTTTGAGCTGCTCTCAATAGTAAATGCCAAGTTTTTGCCTTTTGCGTCTGTGACACCCGTGGTACTGAACAAGTGATCGTTGATGCCGTTGTACAATTTGACGTTGGGTGCAATCAACTGCACAAAGTCAGAATCTGAACTGACCACAACATGTTCATCCAGGGGGTGTAGTGCAATCCAACGTGCAATGATGTCATCTGCTTCGGCTGTTGCGCAACGGACGACACTACAGTTGGTTCGTGTAGACAAGTATTTAGTCAGCTCATCATACGTTTCCCAGAACAGTTTGTCCTCTTCTGCTTCTGACTCGCTCATCTGCCCACGTGCCACAGCACGGTTTGCTTTGTAAGGTTTATAGTGATCTTTGCGCCAGGACCTGCCCTCTAGTGCGAACACCACATGGTCGGCACCAAGATCACGTGCCACTTTGTTTGCACTCATCAAGGTAAGGTGCAGGGCAAAGCCCAATTTGGTCCATGTGTCTGCGGCACGATGCGCCTGGTGTCGCGCACGGAAAAACATGTTGCTAGTATCAATCAGTAGGTAGCGCATCTGTGTTCACCAAGTTGTGTTGTTTGATGTATTGTAACACATACTTGGCCCAAAAGCAATGGCCTTTGGCATCAAAATGATACCATTTTATAGGCACATGCCCGTTTTGTTGTAAAATAGCATTGTAAGATCCTTGCCGATTGTAAGGATACATGTAACTGGTACCCCAAATATGTTGATTTTGGACATCACTGAAAGTGTTGTTCCCACTGTAAAACAAGTGAGGAATGTTCGACCTTTTAAGTTCAGTATGCAATGTCCAAATCTTTTCGTGACACTCTTGAGTCTTTGCCGTCCAATCTACATCAACCACAAACTGTTTGTACCTCTGTTGTAATTCTCTCGGTACCCAATCCGCGCCAGATGCGTTTACTTGATACCATGTGCCTCGATGCAGCCATTCTTCACGTTCCCAAGTGGTCCACTGTATTACCATGAACACACGGTGCAATTGATCAGGATTGTTGGTGATCCATTCACGTGTGGTTCTTGCAATGCGATCGTTACTGCTGGCAGACTCTGCATCACAGTGCAATGTCATGCCGAGATCTCTTGCCAGATGGGTGCACCAACTGGCTGCCAAGTTGAGTGGATGTGGGCGACGATCTATACCGTTCTTACCATCATCCACAGCAAATGCATCTGGCACAACTGCTTCTGCGGCTGCTGTGTGACTGCAACCGTTGGCATACAATATCATCGTGGACTGGGACCACCTGTGTCGTCAGCACCCACTGGTTCCCAGGATTCCAGTTTCTTCTTCAAGTCTTCAGCTTGTACCACACGTTGACGTAGTTCACTGCTGCTGAATGAATGATCTCGTCCATTGAAATGTAATTCAATATCACGCTTGTGACAAATCTCACGGCCGGTGAATTCTCGGCCCTCATACTCCACACCAAGAATGCGCACATCAATGGGCAATACCAACAACAGGTCTTCTAGGTCTTTTTCGGTATTGTACACCCAAACTTCATCTACATACTTGCAACCTATCAGTTGCAGTTGTCGTTCTACAATGCTTTGTACTGGTCTGTTTTTGTTGGGACGATCCAAAGTAGGATCGTTTTGTAACGCACAGATCAGGTAGTCACATTCTTCTTTGGCCTCACGCAACATGGCTATGTGACCAGCATGTAACAAATCAAATGTTGAGGCTGTAAAGCCAACTCTTCTTCCATCCATCATAATCTATTTCCTTAACTGATTTCTGTGCGTCCGTCGCCAATGTCTCGAGTGTGTACATAACCATTTGCCGAATTGCGCATGGCTTGATCTTGTTCCCATGTTTCCATTACCACGTGTCTGCACACATTTTGGAACCAGCGATCCACAATGTCTGAATCTGCATCTGTGGGCTTCATCATGTAGCCGGCTTTGACCAGTCGAGCAATGAATATTTCATTCCAGTCTAGTTCAAATGCACCTTGGTGCAAGTTGTTGGGATCAATGTCCATGGTTATAATGGCCACATAAGGCTCACCTTTTTCAGTGGCAAGTTCTTTGGCGGTTTTTTCTGGTGCTCGGGGCACACGCACAACCTTTTCTTTTTCCTCTTTTACAGGAGGTTTTGTTTTGAATCTATCAAAAAATCCCATTATTTGCCCCATCCGTTGCCCCAAAGGTCAACGTGTAATCTAGGACTATACCAGTAGCCACGCTTGAGTGCTTCGTCAGCAACATTGATTCTGTTGCCATCGTATACACTGACCACACCGCCCACAGGCATTACAAACACAGGACCACCAAACTCACGCAGTCGATACTCATCTACTGCACGATCCAGTTCATCAAAGTCCTCAACCTTTTCCACTACAAACTTGAGATATGTCACACCATATGTTTCGTAGTCCCAGACCACATCAGGCTTGATGGCATCCGCCCATGACTCTCCTGATACACTGAGTTTGGGACTCACACTGAATGTGATCTCTCCAAACCAGTTGCGCAAATAATCTTTAAACTCACGAGTCAAGTCTTGAGTACCATTGGTCTCAAATGTGATATGCCGCAGGCCACGTTCGTGTAACACATCCAACAGTTCGGGATAGGCACGTTGCCATCCCAGCAATGGCTCGCCTCCGGTGATTACCAAATGCACAGGGTTGCCATTGGGTTGCAGCCAGTTGCCACGGGGCAATAGCGCAGTCATCCGGTCCACCAGTTGCTCCACTGTGTATGTGGGACTCAGGTGTTTGAAGTCCGGGTGCCAACTCGCATAACTGTCACAGCCTGTGCTCACCAAGGGTAGCTCTTCAAATGTTTTGTACAACTCCACAGTCTTGGCCACTTCGTCTGCTTGCTTACTCTTTTCTCCAGGCTTGCAACCAAACCCTGAACAAGTGAAGTTACAACCAAACATGCGCAAGAATATGCTGGGTACTCCAACATAGCGACCTTCGCCTTGTGCTGAATAAAATAATTCTGATACTTTGAGTTTCATGTGTTTCCTATAATCGTTTAACCCGAGACATGCCCGAGCGTTTTGGATCTTTATTTAGATTGATACTTTCTTCATGCATTTTAACACGAGTTTCTGCTTTTGTCACCCAACCTGGTAATACTGTGTCTATATAGGCCAAATGTTCCGCAGGGCTGGGATGTGGATCTCCTGAACCGCGCCAACCTTGTTTAAACACAATTTCTCTATAACTGGGCATAATGTTATTTAGAACACTTTGATAAAGCTCTAAAACATCTTGATGTTCGGATACATTGTCATCAAACTGTTGTGAATTATCAATAGGACACATACTTAGAAATCTCCAGTTCACGTTGTGTTTTTGTTTCAGCAATACTTGTGTGGCCTTGATCATGGCCAGGTCTCGTATCAAGCATCCACGTTCAGTAACAGCATCACACACATAGTCTTTGTTGTACACCGGACAGGTAGTGACATTTCCCAAGGTCTGCCAGCAATCAGTATATCTATCCTCACGCATGACATTGGTCCAGCATACTACCACAGTATCGCCAGCACCAAACTGATGACGTTGATCCGCTTCCATTACAGAGTTAAAAATATAGTGATTGCCAGCGCCTGATTGCGCCCAGTTTTCAAAACGGTCAAACTCTGGAGCAAGACAATCAGCCCAGGTGCTCCAACGATAGTTGGTAAAACTGCACCCGAATGTAAACAGTCTTGACATCAGGTCACTAGTTGTTTTTTCTTTACTGAGAAACTGCCTTGTGCTTTGGCAGCACCTGCACCTCGACGTGTGCCCTTGACATTTTCAACACCAATGCGATCCACTGTGGCCTTGCCAAAGTTTCTACGTCGGGCAAAATAAAACAGTTCCAGGAATCGATTCAAACTCATGGTCTTGTCTTCGGGAAAATCCAGTCTGTATGTTGTGGCAGTTTTTTCCAGGGGTTGATTGAAACTTAGGTAATCCCAAATGTTATAATCTACGTCAAGATTCATGGGATATTGATTTCTATCATTGTACTTGATATAGTAATTTCTTTGCAGTTTGATCAAACTGGCCAACAAGTCTTCAGGCAAGTCATAACGTTGTAAAAACTTTTCCAGCACGTCATACAGTTCATCCACACGGTCTTCCTGGTGCATGTTCATACTTGTTCTGTGAATGATGTTCCAGCCATGTATTTCTACACCAATCTTGGGATGGTTAATTTTACCTGTGTTCATCCAGTTGGCAAAGTATTGTCTAGTTTCGGCTTCTTCTTTCTTCACCCATTCATTGGTCATAAAATACTGAAACAAATCCTCATAGTAATCATTGTAACTGATGTCCATGTACTTGTTGATGAAACGTGCCGCCAGGGTAGCAAAGCCATTGATGTGGAATGTGGTTTGGAACCATGAAAAGATCTGTGCATCCAACATGACAGGTGTGGGCATGTCTTTGGTGCCTGTAATAACGTCAATACTTTCTTCAATGTGTTCCACACTGTAACTGCCAGCAAAGTAGTCTGTGACAGGCTGGCTGGTGATCTTGAACAGTTTTTTCTGCAACAAGTTCATTTCGGCGTTTTCCAACAACTGTGCTTGGAACACAGTGATGCCAGTGTGCTGATTCAAATCATACAAGGCATAGAAGTTCTTCTTCCATGTTTCTAATGTCTCACCAGGCAAGCCCAAGATCAGTTCTGTGTAAGCAGGAATGTTGCGTTGATCACACAGTTCAAACACTTCGTTCAGCTTGTTCATTTCCATGTTCTTGCGACGAATGTTTTCCAGCACGTCGTGGTCCAGACTTTGCACACTCAGTGTCAGGCCTTGATTGAAGCCACGTGCATCCAGCAGTTTCTTCACAATGTCGATCACTTCTTTCTTTTGATTCTTGGCCCAGGCCACTGAGAACGTTCTTGGTGATCCGTAACGTTCTTGCATCTCAATGATTTTGTCTGCAATCATGCCATCACGTTCGGGGAACATGCCAAAGTTAGCATCAGTGATTGAGATCCAGTCAAAGTTTCGCTTGGCCATCCATTCCAGTTCTTCAAAAACACGTTCAAT